CGATATTATATTATCCACCGCAGTTCTTTTAAAAAAACCACCCGCCACTGAGTAGGTGGCTTTTTATCTTTTCTGCGCCAAAAGATAGAAAAAATACCTCCTGTACTCATAAAACTGCCTTCGTCCTACCGGAACATCCATCCACTCATATGGCGTTCCTTCAGTCACGTTCTTTAAAACCCACTTGTAAATCTCAGGAGAGGCTTTTCTGGCGGTTTCCTCAATGAGTTTGATATCTTCCTGCATCATAGCATTTCGAACTGCTTCCTGGGCCGTAGAGTCACCTGACAGGTTACTCTTAGGCATGCCGTCATTCACTGTTGCCTTTAACCCATACGCATTCTGGAGCTTCTGCTTCTTTTCAGCGTACTGAATGCAGAAATACTTTAACTCGTTGTATTTTGCTCTTGAAATATTATAATCGCTTAGCTTTATATCCCTACGACATATTGTATCCATTGTCTTTCCCCTTTCTGTATCTCTTTCAGCTTTTCAATCAACGTTGTCCTGTTTGCCCGGCAGTCCCTAAAGAACTTTCCAGACTCCAGAAGATACTCCTCATTTGCTCCATACCCTTCCTTGTACCTCATGGCAACATCAGCTTTCCAGTCATAAAGCATGGAGTGATACGTCTTGATAACGAAGCTTGTCCCATCCGGAAGATCATACCGGTGATACCGCTCACCTGTCTCCTGGTTATCGATCCAGAGTGGCCAGGCCTCATACGCATCAATAAAGGCTGCTCTTTGATCGTTGTTTTTAAGCGGTGGAAGCTCTGGCTGCTTCGGTTTATCCTTTTTCGCTTCCATGTCTTCCAGATCACACAGCATGGAAGCCAAAGCACCTACTTCCAGTTTTTGCCTTCTTATATGCTCATCTGATTTATCAATGCCAGGAGCTTCCAGGCATTTAGCAAGAAGCTGCTTCTTTCTCTCTAGCAGTTCTCTCAGGAGTTCTATGTCTGTACGTTCTTTCGCTTCATTTGTGGAAGCTTCTGTATCTATTTGCGACGTCGCAATTTCTTCTCCTGTTCCCGTCACATACAGCCAACCACATCTACAATTGCAGTCTTCCTTGCATTCAGCACAGCATTTCACTCCATTAGCACCGCAGCAGTTGCAGTTTCCATACTTGCTTTTCCCAGTTATGCATGTCTTCGGCCAGCGCTGCCCTTCGGTAGCATCTACAGGTTCATCCTGCTGCTCGTTGATAATATCCGGCTCTTTCTCAAATTCCGATGACCATGGATCATACATACACAACAGCTCACTGGCAAGCTGACCATATTTAAGGTGGATTTTTTCATTTCTCACCCGCCAGTCCATTCCACCTGCAAAAGAGTGAAAATCAAAACTATATTCTGAATAACCAACGCAATGACATCCGTACGGTGCCAGCTCCTCCTGGATCTGTTTTGCTTTCTCCCCAGTGTTCTGCCCAGTACGCATAGCTCTCATTGCCCGTTTAAAATCACCAAGCTGATATTCCTTCCAGGCTTTGATAAACTCTCGGATCGTCATACTGTCCTGAGGTTGCGATGTCGCAACCTCCGCATCTTCCTCTTCCATCAGCTCTGCAACCGGTATTTCCTGGCTAATAGGCTTACCTGCCACCGGCCGGATCATATTTTCATCCTCTTCCACATCAAACAGCTCCGCTGTTGATGTTTCAAAGCTTCCCGTTTTCTCTTCCGGCATAACCCCCGGGATATCTTTTAACTCTGTCTGCCCCGGTATCTCTATGTAAGGTATTTCCTTCGGTCTTGCCATGCTCCGGATCTCCCGGACCGTCATATCCGGTGTTACCTGCTCCAGCTGCTCATCACTCATGCCAAGCATCTCCTGCAGCTGGCTCTTGCTGAAGTCCTTAAACCTATCATCTATGAGCGGACTGTTCCCGCCCCTGGAAAACCTTGTGTTCCTGGTAATGTATCTGGATGTGGCAGAGGCACTGAGACCAAACCTGTCCATGGCATACTCATTGATGTTCTTATATCCTGCTTCCAGATACAGTTCATTGTCCCTGATATGTTTCAGGTAAAATCCCGTTGCGATCACACTGCGTACAGCTGACTGCAGGTTGGACCGGATAAATACCTCTGCATCTTCCAGGGATACATCCCGGTACCACTCCGTGTCTGTATGTTTTATCACTTCTGGAGTTTCCAGAACTGCTGCATTCTCTTCCATTTTCCTTTCCCCCCTTTTATCTGCGGTCGATCCGCAGGATGAACTCCCTGTTATCCGTATCTTCCACGATAAAATCATCTCCTGCCTTGCACAGCCTCATGTTGTCCAGCTGTGCATTGCTCATCGTGCACCAGAAGAAGCTCACACGTAAGATGCTCCTCATATAGGCTCTCCTGGCTATGATCTGGTCCTTGTCCATGATTTTTGCGTAATAGCCGCCGGCTCCCTGGTCAACTCTATGCCTTGCCAGCTCCGCCGCCTGCATTTCTTCCATCTTCTCCATCTGTACCGTCGCCTAACTGCAGCCTTCCTGCTGCCATTCTGATCTGATCATCCAATCTCTGTCTGTTTTCCTGCCGGATCCCTGGTGGAAGCATTCCTACACGCTTCATCTCCTGGAGCTTAGGACCATAGGAATCACGGAAGAATGCACGTTCCGCCATGATGTTCTCGCTCCTGCAGATGTTCTGCCAGCCAATGTTCTTCACCACGCTCCTGCATGGTTCCGGCAGGCTTTCCAGGGCTTCTGCTTCCTGCATGTACCCATAAGCCCTTACTGCCTTCAGGACCATTCCCCAGGCATCATCTATGCTTAAGGCTTCCGGATGTTCTATCTGGGTGCATAACTTTCTGATCTCAGCAGCAGAAGGAAAGAAATTACTTGTAGCCATCAACTGCCTTACTGCGTTCTTGCACTGCTCATAGGGGATATCCCCGATCAGCTCATACCAGATATCCATGGATGCCGCGCTCTTTGTGATCTGGTTCCTGCCATAATACTCTTCCATGGTAGCTGCTAGTGTTGCAAACTCCCTCTTATCCATTCTCCGCCCACCTCCTGAGCCGTTCTGCCTTATCATCGGTTGCTCTTGCCGCTGTCCTTCCCGACTGGGATTGCATATAAAGAGTTTCAAACTTTTCCCGAAACTTCTTGGTGCTCCGGATATTTGCTTTCCAGAACTGGTTTGTAACCGCATACTCCAATGCGGTGCGGATCTGCTCCGGTGTCCTGTGGTCAATGCGGAGCATCCTTTCAATGTGGACACACCACTGGGATTTTTCTTCATCCGTTACCGGAACTCTGGATCCTGGGAATCCTTCCAGACAGGAATGGATCAGGGTATTTACACAGATCATCTCAAAAGAATCCGGAGTAAACATGGTTGCTGCTTCTGCTGCAACGCCACTCTCTTTATTTACTTTTATTTCTTTTTCTTTACTTTTCTTTTCTTTACTTTTCTTTATGTCATT